TCCGATCTCGCAGACGATTAGGGCCTTGAGCTCGGCGATCGTGAACGTGGCACCGAAGGCCGTCGTCAGCGTCCCTCCCGAAACATCGAGGTCCTCAGCCGCAGCGACGGATCTCGTATCGGTGAAGAGCACGTCAGCCTGTCCGGCTCCAGTTCCGTTGGTGATGGCAAGGGCGTTCGTGAACGAGAGCGGGGCCTGGACGTTCGTGAGATCGAGCGCGTTGTCGAACCCGCCCGTCACCTGGAGGCGGACGGTCGCAGCGAGGGTCGTGGCGGCGTCGCCCTGCATGGCGAGCGCGAGGACGAGGGCGGCCAGAGCGGCCAGCGTCGCCAGGATTCGATTCTTCTTCATGCTCGTCTCTCCTTCACTCGGCCGTTTGCGGTCCTCGGGCGAAGCTGATCTCGCTCGCCAGATTCTTGAGCAGCGATTCCTCGGCTGCCGCGCGGAAAACTGGGAAATGCTTCTCGAAGACGTGCGGGATCGACGGGCCGCGGAGCTCGAAGATTGGGAGCTGCGGGCGGGTCGGTGGCTCGCCATGTCGGCGCGCGCCGGGCTTTCGTCTGAAGACGCCGCGGTGTCCTGACTTCATCGTCGCGATGAAAGCGTTCGAGATTCGGCCACGACCGCCGGGCAGGCGGTAGGAGACGCCCCGTCCACGGCCATGCGAAGGCTCCGGCCCTCGGGCGCTGAAAGCGATCAGTGGAATCCGACGGCCTACGATCTCGATCGCTGCGACCGGTCGCGTGCGCTGTGCCTTGTCGATTCGGATCTCCCGCTTGATGTTCTTCGCGGCGATCCCCGTGTCGGCTCCGATCGTCTTGACCATGGCCGTCTGGCCGCTGAGAATGGCGCGATTCAGCGCGCGCGCCATCACGAGCGGGGCCTGAGCACCGAGAGCCTCGAGATCCCGCTTCAGCGTGCCGAGATCGAACGCGAAGCGCTCAATGCTCATGGCGTCCCCCAAGAGCTCTCGAATCGCGCCGTGTACTCCTGAGAAGCGCCAACATATTCGCTGCCCGGCTCACGGCGTAGGGGCCGCGTGGGCCCTCGGTCGAGGCCCGTCGAAAGTGTGGCGGGCCCGCCTTCGAATAGACCCAGGGAGCGATCGGTGGCGCCGTCCTTCTCGATCTCGACGGCCTCTCGGATGTCCGCGATGATGGCTTCGATCGACATCAGGGGGGCATCCATGTCTGCCCGAACCGTCGCCCAGATTTCGATGGGAACCCGAGTCCTGATCATGCCGCCGCTCATCTCGGGCGAATCGTCCCCCACGAAGACCGCAAGTGCCTCCATCGGATCATCCGATCCGAACTGCGGCGCCTCCCCCTGGAAGATGTGCAGGCCGGCATCCGTGTTGTAGCCTTTCGCCTTCGTGATAAAGCCCAAGCGGTTCAAGAGATCGGCGAGGGCGAGCTGGCGTTTGCTGGGCAACGCCATGACGCCATCACGCCTCCGGCACCACCACGACGCGGTGGTGATCTGAGAATGTGGCCTCCGTACTGTCCACCTTCCATAGGTCGGGTTCTTCCTGAAGGTGTTCGGTGACCGAGATCGTACTGCCCCTGGGCACCGCCGGAACGTCATCGCGACGGATCGCGAGGATTCGGCGCGTCTCGCTGCGTGCGAAATCGGCGCCTGAAGGTCGGACCTCACTCACGGCCGCCAGCCAGATCACGCGCGTGTCGACGGGCCCATCTCCCACAGGAGTCACGACGGCTGGAACCCCATGAAGCGTGAAGTTGACCTCGCGTACCTGAGCCTTCAGCAGAGCGAGGTCCACGGTGCTCTGCCCTTACCGTGTGACTCCGTCGAGACGGATCTTGCCCGTCGCAGAAGGGTTGGCGGCGGCCGCAGCGGCCACCCCGACGAGGGTGTTAGAGCCGACGGTGGTCGTGAAGTTCTTGGCCGTGTCGTCCCAGTACAGCTTCGCGCCCTCCGTCCATGCCTGGGCGCTCACCTTGGCGTGCTCGACCACGCCTCTCGTGAGGGCGTTGAACTTGGCCGCCGCAGCCGCCGTGACAACTGCCACGACGACGAGGCCGCCGATCAGATACGCCGTGCCGCTGACGACACCACCGCCAGGCGCGGTGAGCTCGACGTATTCACCCGGAGCGACGTAGTTCTCCATCTTTTCCTCTCAGAGCTATCTGACCGCGCCGTCTAGACGGACGCGGCCGGTGGCGAGACTCGTCGCCGATACTCCGGTGGCCGGCACGACCGTCACCGTATCGGTGACTGCCGCCGCGGTGACTCCGGTGAGCGCGTCGATCGCGGCCGCGAGACTCGTGGCGGTCGCATCGTCCGACGTGGCCGCGTCCCATTCCACGTCCTCGGTGAGCACCGTGGGCACTCCGTTGATGGTCACCGTGACAGTGGCGTTGTCGGTCTCCAGCTGGGCGAAGTCGAGGACCTGGAGCGTCAAGCCGGAGATGAGGAGGTCGGCCGCCAGAGCGCTCGTCGCCAATGCCACGACCGCAGGCACCGGCTTGACGGCGAGACCAACGAGCGTGTTCCCGGCCGAGACGCTGGTGAGGCCAGCCGGTGACGTGTCCCAGTAGAGCTTCTGGTTCTCGGTCCACGCCTCCTCCGCGACCTTCGGCAGATCGCAGATGCCCTCGACGAGAGCGTCGAACGGGAGCGTCTGCGCGACCGTCTCGAGGGCGATCACGAAGAGGCTCCCGATCAGATATGGCGTACCGCTGACGACGCCCCCCGTGGGCGCCGTCAGCGTGAGGACATCTCCCGGCGCGATGGCCGTCTTCACGGGCTGCCTCCCTGCCTACGCTCCGGCGTTCTTGTAGAGACCGCGCCAGTCGATCACCTTCGCCCCGATGTCGTGGCGGACCTTCATCTGGATGCCATCCACGATGAAACCCACCTCCTGCTCGACGAGCGGACCGTCTTGTCCCTCGAGCATGGCGAGCTCGAGGACATCCTGGCCGTCCGCGATGGCGGCCGACAGATACCACGCGCTCGCGCTGACCCCGTCCAGCCGCGGTTCGGCGATCACGGTGAGCCGGCCGGAGAAGGGGTTCACGCTCGATGGCTGGGATGCGAGGAGGTTCACGCTGACGAACTGGTCCGCGACGGTCTCCTTGGCGGCGGGGACGATCAGGTAGCGCGGGATGATGTTCAGCTTCGTCGCGCCGTCGACGCCCTCCTGGACGCGCATCGCGGAGCGGCCGGCGCTGATCGTCGTCACGTCGATGGCCCCGCCGCTGCCGGCGAGGTTGCCATGGTTCGCGTGGAAGAGGGCCACACCGTCGCCCATGTTGGGGTTGTCTGTGATCTGGGCCCAGACGAGGTCGCTCTCCTTGTTCCGGGCCTGCCGCCCGAACATCAGCGGCAGGCGCGAGAAGGCATCCAGGTCATCGTTGATGAGCGCCTGACGGGTGATTGCGAACCGGACCGCGTAGGTGGCGAGGCTGTACTGCTCCTTGGCCTCGCCGATTGTCCCCGCGGGGATCTCCCCGTGCTCGAGCACGAGCTGGAGCTGCGGGGCCTCCCCGAGCTGGTTGCGCTTCATGGGCTTGAAGTCCCGGGCCGTTGCCGCGCGAGTGATGGGCGCGAAGGTCTGCGGGGCCTCGTTGTAGGCCGCCCGCAGCGTCTTTCCGGCCACGTCGGCCAGGAGGAGCGAAAAGTCCGAGGTCGTGTGCATCCCGGACCGGCTCGTCAGGCCGAGGGCGATCCCCGCGACCTCCATCGGCGAGAGGCCCTCGGTGCGGATGCCCTGCTTGATCAGGTAGCGCTCGGCGAGGCGGATCAGGTTGAGGCCGCGGTACTCGCGACCCTTGTCGCTGAGCTTGAAGCCGACCTCCCTGCCGTTCGCGTCCTTCGTCCAGGGATGGGCCTTGTGGAGCAGCGCGTTCTCGATCCCTTCGCGGGTGTGGATGAACGGGTCCTCGCCGACGGTGACATCGTGGCCCGACGGTCTGGACACCTGGCGGGGGACGTCGTTGTGGTTCTGGGCTCCGACCCACTCGAGCACCCGTGTCTGGGCCTCCTCGAGCGAGGTGCCCTTCTCGATGAGCTCGCTCTCGAGGGCGCGCGAGCACCCCGCGTTGAGGCAGGCCTTGCGGATGCCGGCGACGCGCTTCCGCTCGGCCTCGGCGCCCCTCTGCTGGTCCGTGGGCTCCGGTGCCGGTTTCGGCGGGGGCGGCGGGGTCAAACTCATGTCGGCCCGGAACTCCTCCGAGCGCGTCTCTTCGGCCATGACATCCTCCTGGATGGTCGCGTCGCCCGCGACCCGGGTTCGTTCCGACAGCTGTGTCGCTCCGGCGGCCTCCGCGGTCGCCACGATCTCGCACTCGTTCGCGTCGTCCACCTCGCCCGCGCGGACCTTGGCACCGGCGTCGGCCGGGATGGGTACCATCGACACCTCGAAGGGCTCCCAGTCGACGGCCGTGCGGATCGGCGGCGTGTCCTCGCCCTTTCCGGGCTTCTCCTCGAACTTGTGAATCCGGTAGCCGATGCTGACGTTGCGCACGAGACCGTCTTTCACGTCCTGCCAGACGGCCTCGACTTCCTGCCGACGGCTGAATCGGACGCGGCCGACGGCCGCCTTCTTCATCAGCTCGACGCTGCCCGGTATCACGGCCCCGAGCTGGTCCGCGACGGAATAGGGGCGATGCGAATCCAGCAGAGGCGCGCCGTTGTTGAGGCGCTCGAGCCGGACGTGCGCCGGGTCGAGCGACAGGACCTCGACGTATTCTTTGCCCGTCCACCAATCCCGTCGCTTTACCGCCGCGCCCGTCGTGAAGATGAGCTCGACGCTACGGTCCTCCTCGTTGATGGTCCTGGGGGCGAGGTCCGCGCGCAGGGACAGCGGCGGCATGCGGACGACGCGCGTACTCATCTCGCCCTCATCGCCCTTCTTGTTGTCATCGCCGGTGGCTTTCTCGAAGAGGATGGCCTTCTGATCGTGGTCCTTGAGCCACTTCTTCGCTTCCTCGGCGGTGAACTTCTTCGCGTCGAAGCGGATGGCTTGGAGCTCGGTCGTCTGGTCGCGCTTGATGCCCCAGACCGCGTGGATGCCGGTGCCGAACTTGTCGTTCTCGCGCCGGAAGCGGACGTACTGGCTCGGGTCCTTGAGGCGCGCGGCGTGCTCGTTCGGGAACGGCATGTGGTTCGAGCACCTACTGTTCCATCCTCATGGGGAATAGTGTCGCCCCGCGCAGAAGGTGCGCGCTACCGGTCAAATTGACCGGTACCCTTCGGATTGTGTGGTCTAGAGTTAGAGGCCCCCGACGTGGGGGTCACCGGTACCGTGGAGGCAGTAGAGGCCATCGGTCGTCGGCGTTTTGAGCCAGCCCCGCCGGTAGGCGGCGAGGAGGTACTGCTGCACCGTGCTGAGCGTGAGACCAAACCGCCAAGCGACGACACGGGCGCTCGGTGGACGTCCCTGCACCTGCTGCACGGCCGCGATGTAGTCGAGGATCGCCCTCTGCCGGGCCGTGAGCGGTAGCGTCGCGTGCCCGCGGGGCGGGAGCAGGCTCATTCGCGCTCTATCGTCTCCAGCACAGCCCGCCGACCTCGGTCCCAGCAGTCCCGGCAGTGGCCGCCGATCGGGAGCGGGAGCTTCTTCGCCCGGGCGATCGCCTGCTCGATCTTGTCGAGCCGCTCACGGAGCGTGCGGACCTCGGCACCCTCCGAGCGCCGGCGTGCCGGCCGGTCTTCGCCCTCTCGGTTCTGGAGTTCCAGCTCGTCCTCCGGCCGCTCAAGCTCTCTGGGTTGGATCAACTCGTCCTCCTCTTCCTGCTCCCGCCGCCCACTCGATGAGCAACCGTGCCACGTCAGCCGCCGAGATGGATCCGTTGCCGCCGCCCGGGGCACCGAGACCCGGGACAGCGGGCGCGGATTGCATCTGCCCCGCCTGCGTCATCTTCCGGGGGTCGCTGTCAAGCACGAGCCCTAGACGGTCGAGTTCCTTGAAGTCGCTCGAGAGCTCGGCCAGCAGGTCGCGCGGGTCGTAGCCGCGCTCCCGGATCGCCTCCGATAGGCTCATGATCCCGGTCCGCACGTTGCGCTGGTAGGCGAGGCCCTCTTTGTCGGGTTCGATCATGGGCATCGGGGGCGCCGTCCACTCAGCGTCGGAAACCTCGTCCACCTTGTCGACGATGGCCGCCGCCTCCATCGCCCAGTGCCAGACGGGATCGCAGAACTGAGGGACGAGCATCTGCCAGCGCCAGTCATGGACATCATCCCAGTGGCTCAGACGGCTCATCCGGGCCGCCGAGAAGGGCAGCTCCGTGTAGTCCCCGGTGAGGTCTTCGTAGGTGTTTCCGAGGCCGGCGGCGATAGCCCGGAGGGTGACTTCCGCGTAGTCCTTGAACTCCGCGACCCGCGGCGGCTGCACGACCTGAATGTTCGAGCCCGGCGGCCCTTGGATCACCGCGCCGGGCTTGAGCTTGTCGGTGTAGGGCTGGTCCGGATCCTGCTCGGCGGCGTTGCCCAGGGTGGCGCTCTCGCCCGTCGGGTCTGTCACCACGACCGCGAGGTAAGCGGCGATCTTCTGCTTGAGGAGCTGCGCGTCGTCGTACTCGTCGAAGTCTTTGAGCTTGAGCACGATCGGCGCGAGCCAGCTCATCCCCCGCACTTGGCCCGGCCGTTCCTGGTGGTAGACGTGCAGCACGCCGTCCGCCGGGACCCTGACGGAGTTATAGCCCCCGCCGAACGTGAAGGCGCCGGGGTGCTCCCGGAAGAGCCAGTACGCGACACGCTTGCCGATGAGATCGAACTCGACGCCATTAATGATCCGCCCGACCATCTGCCCCTGCGGGCCCCGCACGTCGATCCCCGTGCGGTCGGTGTCGATGTAGTCGCCCTCGAGTACCTGGATCTGCATCGGGATCGGCAGCTCAGCGTCCTCCGGCCGCGTGCGGAAGCGTCTCCTCACGAGCACCTCGCCGGATTCAGCCACCGTCCGCATGATGAGCTTCTGTAGACCGTAGAAGTCGTTCCGGCCGTCGGCGTCGCAAGCCGTGCTCCCAGCCCAGGCCTTCCACGCCTGCGCGGCCTTGACGTTCGCCGGGTTCGGCTTGGGCACGATGCCCCAGCCCACGACGTGATTCGCGATCGTCCGGATGCCCCTCCTGGCATGGGGGTTGTTTCTCGCGAGGTCGCGCACCACTGCGCGGACGCGCCCCACCGCCGGCCCGATGACAGCGTTCGCATCGCCGATCGGTCGCCGCCATCCCTGCGTCCGCCGCCCTGTCGCCGCGGCCTCGTAGTGACGGAGGATGAAGTCTGCCGCGACGACGGCGCGCGCCCGCTTCAGCGCCCACTGTGGCGCGACATACGAAATCGAACGCTCGAGCCAGGACCTCATCTCACACGTCCTTGTCAGTCGCCACGTAGCGGGTGATCGAGCCGCCCGCGACGTCGCGCCTCATCTCGGCCAGGAACTTCAGCGCGTCGTCGTAGCTCGTAAAGGTGAGTTGTTGGTCGGCGAACGTCGCCGATACCACGCCCCCCCGGTCGACGAGCGTCTGCTCGAATTGGTCGATCTGCGCCTGCGTGAAGGCCACCTATCTCCTCCCCTCCAGCCAGTCGTCGGGCACGTCGACCTCGGAAGGCTGGCGCGCTCTGGCGGGACTCGGCGTGGGCGTGCTGGATCCCGGTACCGGCGTCTTGACGAGGACGTCGAGGATATGCCGGAGGTTCGGGGGGGGCAGGATCCGGTACGCGGCGAGGCAGAGGACGGCCGTGTCGAGGGCTTCGTTCCGCTCGCGATCCTGGACCCAGATCGTGTGAGTCGCGACGTTGGACTTGACACGGC